AGTTACATTTACTAGGTTTTCAACAGATGCTAGTAAAGGACCAGTATTTAACGGCTATCAGTTAAAGGCTTTGCCAGCAGTCCCACGTCAACGGCTTATTCAGTATCCACTTTACTGTTATGACAATGAAACAGATAAGTTTGGTGTAACTATTGGCTATGAAGGTTCTGCTTATGACAAACTCTCTGACCTTGAAGCCCTTGAAAATGTTGGAGACTCAATTAGAGTAGAAGATTTCAGAACTGGTGAATCGTACATTGGTCTGATTGAAGAAATACAATTCATTAACCGCACACCTACAGACAAAAGGTTTTCAGGATTTGGTGGAACCCTTGTTGTCGCTATTAGAACCTTATAGGAATCATCATGACACCTTCTAACTGGGCTGGCCTCATTGTATCTATCATAGCAATTGCTTCTGCCTTTGCTGCATCTGTTCGATGGTTGGTTAAGCATTACTTGTATGAACTTAAGCCCAATTCTGGTTCAAGTCTAAAAGATTCCGTCACAAGACTGGAGCATAAGGTAGAAATGCTACATGAATTAGTAATCCAAATGGTAAAGAAATGAGTAACAATGAAACCTGTTGCCAAGAAAGCCACACCTGCTGCAATTGCTGTTCTCCGTCAAGCGACGGCGTTAAAGCCGAAGCGCAAGAAAGCATCAGATGGTCTTCTACCTTCTGCTGCCCACCTAAAACAGAATCCTAACTCAGACCATAACACGGGCTATGCAGTTGACTTAACTCATGACCCAGTATTTGGCATTGATTGTGCAGAGGCATTTGAAAAACTACAAAGCGATAACAGAGTTAAGTATTTAATTTTTAAAGGACGTATCTGGACAAAGCAAGATGCAGACCATGCGTACACTGGCTCTAACAAACACAATAGCCACTTACATATTTCCATTAAAGATGACTGTGGGAATGATACGTCACCATGGTTTCCGTGGTTGATTGTAAAGAAGAAAACGGTTTTTAAAACTGCAGATGCTGCAAGAAATTTTGCTCTTAAGTTTAAACCACTACCAAAAAAGGAGAACAAGTGAAGCACTTAGTAGATAAGTTTATTGGTCCAAAAGAAGTAAAGGCAATTAAGGATTATGCTTTAGCCGTACTAGCGGCTGCTGTAACAATGGGTATCGCCCTGCTTACTGATATGGCTCCGCAATATGCTGTAGTAATTGGTGCATTGGCTGCACCTGTTGCTAAGTGGGCTAACAAGAACTCAAAGGACTACGGTCCAGGCTCAAACGAATAACTATTTAAGGGGCCTAGCAGGCCCATAGAAACAAGAAACCCCCAGTACTGGTTTTTATTACCAGCGCTGGGGGTTTTTTTGTTATTTACAGAGAGTTGCGGAGAACATTAAGTATGTCCTCTACCTTCACAAGGTATCCCTTGCTTGGGTTCGGAGGTATGTTGCAGGTAATGGCTCTTCCCCTTGCCGTAACTACCTGCTTCAGTACTTCCGTTGGTACTAACAGAGTTGCCCCCTCCAGAACGAAAGCCCAGTAACTTGCTTTCGTACTGGACAATCCTGATAGATACCAATTCTCGTTGTTGTGTGACCAGCACACTGTTTCTATATATAGGTTGCCCGTATCTTTCCATTTTAAATCTGTCTTTACTTCTACTGTAGAACCACCCGTTAACAATTGTTCTACTAGTTGTTCTCCTTGTTGTCCTCTTGCTAGGTCTAAGTCAAAGTCTGATAGTTTGCTCATGGGTATCCTAAGTATAGAGGTTTGGGAATGATGTTTAGTTTTCTGCGTAGAAGTTTACGTTCGTATTCTGTAGTACCACCCCAGAATCCAAAGACACCATTATGTAGTGAATAGTCTAAGCATTGCTTTTTGACCTCACAGTTATTGCAGATTCTTTTTAGCATCTTTACTTCTCTATAAGTTGATGAACCATCGGGTACAAAAAATTCCTCTGAGTCAACACTTCTGCAATTGGGTGTGCCTTTCCATTCTGGGTAATTCATTTATCCTCCTGTTGAATAAAAGCCTGTGCCGTTGAACTTGATTGCTGGTGCTGACCATACCCGTTGCATAGTTTCACCACAAGTGGTGCAGGCTGGTGGAATATTCTCGTTAGTCTCTATTACTTCTGTGCAATAGTTGCATTTAAAATCATACAGTGGCATTAGATAGAGTCCTCATTCTTTGGGTAAGGGAGTGTGACCATTGACCCACAGTTAACGCACTCTCCATCAAGGAAATAAAAGCATAGTTCACCTTGGTCAAATGCAACAAGCGCATGAAATACATCCCCTCCACATACGCAAACATCCCCAATAGATTCTCCTCGCAAATCCATAGCGTGTGAGTAATCCTTTGGATGTAGTAACTCTCGGATTTCTTTGACATTATCACTCTCCTGATTCGTCATCTTCTACCTCTACAGAACTGTCTTCATCTAGATGTGACCTATAGCCACCAAGATTTCTAATTAAAGAACTGATAGCACGCTGTACTTTCATACGTGCACCGTCAGGGGTGGTCTTTAACTCTTCCCCTAACTTGCTCCACTCGCAAGACTCTGTACTAAATCTAGTCTTTAAAATAAACTGTTTAGCCTCTGACAGTTTGTAATATGCAGATGCTATGTCTGAGCGCAGCACTAACCAGTTGTTAGTGTCTGTGCTTTCACCTTTGGTGAACTTAAAGTTGAGGTCTTTAATCTTAGTTGGTATCTCATAGGATTCTGAGATGATAGATGGTAGGAATGCCTCGATAACTGAGGCATCGTAGTAGTACAAATCAAGTAACTCATAACCAACCGTCCGTGCCTTTTCGCGTTCACAGTATTTAAGTGCTGCATTACGAAGAGACTTGGCTATGAGTTTGTCCTTGTCTTTTTGTGGCAGTGCTGACCACTCTTTGTACTTAACTGGATGACTAACAAACCATATCCATAGTACCTGCTGGATATCTTGCTGGTCAGTCATAGGGTATTTGCGCTGGTATTCGGCAGCAATTGCCACAACCATCTGCTCATACTCTTCTAAGTAGTCCACGTTATTCCTCTGCTACGCCTTCCCATTGTCGCCTTTGTACCAATAGTCCGATTATTGCATAGTTCGCTAGGTCAAGAAAGGTATCTTCAATACTTTCATAGTTGGGCGTGTCGCTACTTTTGTAGTAAAGGTTTTCTAATCGTGCCATCTTGTCGTGCATACGCACAAGCAGCCCGTTCATTGCACCACCTGGAGCATTGGCTATGTTAAATGGACCATAGTCTTGATGCTTACGTACCATAATAATACGTAGTTCATTAAGAATATCTTCAAAGTCATTAAGGTTTTTCATCTAGTATCTCCTTAGCCTGCTCTTCAAAATCCATCATTGCTTCTTGTACTAACACTTCTTCTACTATCTCTTCACCCAGTCCTGCTTCTGCTGATACAAGCACGGCTGCCAACATAGTTAGCATTTTGTTAGCCTGTTCATGGTCATTCTTATTGGCTACCCATACATCTCGTAACGCATTAAGGATGTCTAGTCCTTGGCGCTTAGAGATTGGTATGCCTATGTATCTGGGGTTATCTTTAATAAAATCCCATACCTCATCGCCATTATTCAGAAAGGCATTTTCGGATTCGTTCATTAATAAACTCCGCTCCTTCTAGCATTACTATGCTATTAACATCATGCCCCTCTGGCATCTGAACTATATTAACATTACCTAACTCTCGGCTAACCTTCTTGCCAAAATCCATACCTGCTGAATCACCATCTGCTAAAACAATTACTGTATCAAAGTCATCTAATATCTTGGAATAGAATGGCTTCCAGTTGTTTGCACCTGGAATACCTACGGCTGGATGTGGTGTTTTAACAGATACTGTTATGCAATCTATCTCGCCTTCAGTCACACAGATATAGTCTGATGCTGTTAGCACTGCTTGTGCATTAAACATGCTGGTCTTAGCACCTGGCATACCCATATACTTTGGGTCTACATTACCTAATGCTCTGAATCTAATATCAACTACACCTGACGGTGTGATGTACGGTATTGCTAGTCTATTGAGGTACTGCTCATGACCTGGAAGAGCGTCCTTTACCACTCCAAGATGAAAGCGTTGCGCCTCTTCTACCGATAGATTGCGTGTTGCTAGGTAGTCTGTTGCTAGATGAATCTGACTGGCGTACTGGTGCGTTGCCTGCAAGAGAAATTGTCTGTGCGAATTTGATAGCCTCACGGTATGTGCCTCCTTCCCTGTGAATAATTAAATCGTATACATCTCCACTAACACCACAGCCGTGGCATTTAAATCTTTCTTCTTCAAAGTTAATACCTGCTGATGCATGACTGTCGCTGTGGAATGGGCATTTGATTTTGCGCCAGCCGTGTCCCTCAGCAGGAACGGCTGCGCCTATATAGCGTAGATAGTCTGCGATACTATGTTTCACCTAACACCTTCCTAATCAGGGCTAGCCATACGCTGGCTGGCATACTGCAATACCACTCACCAACATCTGATTTACCCTTACGCTTATGCAGAACAGTTCCTGTCCATGCATTATCGTTTTTCATTTCTACTTCTAGTTCTTTAATCCAAGCGCTCAAGTCCATGCGGACATGGTTTTTAACCTCAATAGTTACTCCATTGACACCGCTGATATCGCCTTTGTCTAACTGTGCTCCTGCTATTCTGCGGTCTGCATAAGGAAAACCATTAGCCTTTAGCCATTTAACTGCATCTGCTTCGGCTTTGCTGCCTTTACGCTTGGCTGGTGTACTCATTCTTGTGGTTCGTCCCTAACCTCTGTTAGTTCCCATCTACCTGTTTCTGCTTTCTTTGCACGTTCTTCTGCTATTGCTAATGAAGAAGCGCGAATAACTTTTACTTTATATTGTGAGTATGTCACTCTATACTTTGGCATTACATTACCTCTTCCTGTTGATACCTGACTGGTACATCCTCTAGATACATAGAGTCTGGACTAAAAGATAGGCTAACATAATTGCTACCTGTTTGGTCTGCTCTACCGTATCTGTTCTTGACTGGTGCCACACATAAGTATGTGTCGTCACCCTGTTTCATCTGACCAATAGTTAAAACCATTGCTGGAATTTGATTGACCATGCCCTGCACTGCGCTGCGTGGCTGGCAAGGATAGCCATCAAATCCTTCTTTTGTATGGTGTAGTACCAACACTGCTGCATTGGTATCTCTGGCTAGATACTTGAGTTCTTTCATAACGGCACGCATTGCACCGAACTCATCGTATCCATCCATTGCTACATCCATTAGGTTGTCTACAACTATAAGGGTTGGCGACTTACCCCATACTGTTTCAAAGGCTGAGACTTCATCATCTAAATCTTTGAGTGTAGGGCTAGATTCAAAGGACCAGAACAAATGGTTGTTGAGTTGTAGTATTTCGTGCGACCTAGCAGGGTCGCGCTTTAGTAGTTGTTCTGCTGCTGCCTGTGTCATCTTGCCAGTCATGGCAATCAAGCGCATAGCCATCGTATGTGCATTGGTATCTGCTGAAAAGTAAAGTGTAGGATGTTTTGTTTTAGCAGCAATAGCCAATGCAACGGATGACTTGCCTGCACCTGGAGTGCCTGCAATAACAGTTACCTCTGCTCTACGCAGGATAATTCCTGCTCTCTCAAATGCAGCAAAGGCAGGCGGAAGTGGTTCTCCGCCTACCTCTGCTTTGTTTATAGAGCGTCTAAGTGTTTTCACTTAATCTGTTCTGGAACGAATGTGTTCCACTCTGGTGATGTGTTAGCAACATACTGGTTCTTACACTTATCAAATGCACCCTTCGGTGCTGGGCAGAACCAACCTTTATATGGTCTGCCATCTTTACCCATACCTTGGATTGCTGTCATCTTTCCATGTGGACATGAACGCCCACCAATTGTTGGTGCTGTTGCAACTGGGGCTGGTGTTTCAATGATGTTGCCACCTAATGCTGCGGCAACTGATGCTGCTGACATAACTGGTTGTGCTGCTGGTGCTGGTGTTGCACCACGCACTGCTGCTTCTAGTTCTGTTGCTGCTGATGCAATAGCGTGCACTGATAGTGCAACAATATTGTCTAGTTCTTCTCCGCTTTCTGCACGGACTGTGACAAGACTACCTGCTGGTGTCTTTACTGTGATACTGATTGGTGCTTCTGTACTAGGCACTATCTTCTCCTTGCTCAAATGGAGTAGCCAAACCCTTTTGGTCTCGCCACTTTCTTACTTTCATTGCAAATTGTACACCTTTCCATCCTTCTTTGATGTCAATCCATACTAACTTGCAAGTTCCTGTCCCTGCTGGGGCATGAATGATGATTGCTTTTTCTTTGTTGATGTCGCCCCATGTGCCACGGGTCGCCGTATCTATCATGTACGGCGAGCCGTTAGCGTAGATTGCTAACTGCATAGCAATGTTATTTGGATGGTCAATGCGACCTGTCTTTAGGTCTGCAATAAACCTTTCGCCTTTGTATTCAACAACTCTATCTGGTGTGCCAGCAATTTTAAACTTGTCTAGCACTGTGAATTGTTCGATATAAATCTTAGTAAGTATGCTGGTTGCTTTTTGGTATGCAAGAATGTCTGGCATCCATTGTTCTGGTACTGCACCTAACTCTAAACCTAAGTCTAGTTTTTCTGTTAATGCATGGATGGCTGTGCCAATTGTTGCTGCTTTGCTAGCACCTGCAACTTCCATTGCTTCTTCAATGTATGCATTAACTAATTTGTTGTTGTCTGCTGCTACACCAATGGCTAGCAGTAAGTCTGGTCTGCTGGTTAAACCTATTGCTGCCATCCGCATTTTCCATGCGGTTAATGCTGAAGCATCATCAAGACTGTTGGCTATAGTGGTAGCACGGGTATATGCAATTGCTTTACCACCACTAGGAGGAATGACTAGCGGTCTTCCGTATCTATCTCTTTCAATTTCTACTGGCATTTGTCTCCTTGTTTAGTAGTGTCCCGTGTTCGCAGATGGCGGGACCACCCATCCCCAAGTCTAACACATAGTCGAAATGAACAAAGTCCCATGTGCTAGATAGCGTGTGCTGATGATAGTTATTCTCGCTCGATATGTTGTACTCGTACATCTGGGTCGTGCAACTCTAAGTCGTAGCCGCTGACTTCGATGTTGTCCGTAATGATATCTTCAACTTCCTCAGGGGAGGTAGCCTTGATACCAACAACAGTAACTGTAATCTCTACAGTTGCTGACCAAGTTGTAGTGAGTATGTCTGAACCG